CAAAGGCAAGAACTTTTAGTGGATCTTCTCCAGATAGCAATTTGACCGCATTTTTAGATCAAGGATTTGTTGATATATCTCTAAATTCAAATAATGAATTTGGGTCTCCTAGAATTATTTCTTCTCAGATTAATGAGGAAACATATCTTTCAAGTTTCCCCGGCAAAAAATCTTTTACAATGGAATTAACATTAAGTAGTGAAGATGAAAAAGTTTCTCCGATGATTGATTTAGATAGAGTAAATCTGATTACAATTTCTAACAGAATTAACTCCAAAATTACAGATTATGCTGAAGATTCAAGAGTCAACTCTTTAACTGATGATCCAACAGCTGCAACTTATTTAAGTAACATTGTTACTTTGGATAAGGTTGCTGACAACCTAAAAGTATTTTTTGATGCTTTTAGACATTCTACAAATGATATTCGAGTATGTTACAGAATTTTTAGATCCGATGCTCCTACGACATCTCAACTTTGGCAGTTATTCCCTGGATATGATAATTTGGATTCAAATTCACAAGTTGTTAATGCATCTAAAAATAATGGAAGACCTGATAAAAATGTGGCTAGTTCAACATTGGAAGATGATTTCAAATCATATGAATTCACTGCGTCTAATTTACCACAATTTAATGGATTTCAAATAAAGATTTTGATGTCTGGTACAAATTCAGCATTTGTTCCAAAGATTAGAGATTTTAGAGTTATCGCAACTATTTAAAATTATGTTAATACCAGTAGAAGGAAATAGGGGTTTATTTAGAGATGGAAATACTAGTGCTATTTTGAATTGTTCTGATTCTGATTATCAAAAATATTTGGAAGTGAAAAATACAAAAATAAAAGAAGTTGCTCAGATGAATGAAATGACTGAAAAAATTAATGAAATTGATCAATTAAAATCTGATGTTAGTGAAATGAAAGATATGATGAAATTAATTCTTTCTAAATTAGACTCCAACTCATAAATACTTAAAAACGGGTTCCAATAATGGCGGCAAGGAATGTAAACTTAGTTCTTGAACAAGGGGTTGACTTTCAAGCCACCTTTACAATCAGGAATACTAATAATGCACCGTTAAATTTAACTGGATACACGGGGATTTCTTCAATTAGAAAACACCCAACATCTTCTAGTGCATATCCATTAACTTTAACATTTGTAGATAGATTAAATGGAAAGATTGCTGTTTCTATGGGGTATACTGCAACCGACTCCATTGAAGGTGGTAGGTATGTTTATGATGTTATTCTTATTTCTCCTAATTCTTATAGATCCAGAGCTGTTCAAGGAAATGTTTTGGTAACTCCAGGAGTATCATAATGACGGATTACTTAGTAACATTAAACGAACCTGGTCCTTATAGAATAGGTGTTGATTATGAGATTCCCACCAAATCTATTCAATATGGAAATATAATCCTTGATAATATTAACTCACAATTTACTGGAGTTGCTCATACTTTTGGATTGAATGCAAGTGGAAATTCTTATGTTCCTATTAACGATCAACAGTTAATTGTTGTCAAGAACAATCTGGTAATGGAACCAATTGAGGACTATACAACCTCAACAAATAATATTATTTTTACAGTTGCACCCAATCTAGGGGATGATGTTTTTATAATTGCTCTTGCAACAACAGCAGATTTAACTAGAACTATTAATTATGTAATTGATAGCGGATCTATCGCAATGCTTGCTGGGAATAAAGGTTCGGTAACTTTAGATGTAAGTGGAGTAATAGAATCTTTGGTAATTCTTGCAGATCAACAAGGAGATTTGACTTTAGACATTAAAAAGTCAAATTATATCAATTTCCCAACTTTTACATCAATAGTAGGTGGAGTTTACCCACAAATGACAAATTCTAGAAAAATTCGTGATGATAACCTAAATAATTGGGATACGACTATTGTTGCTGGTGATATATTGACATTTGATGTCATCGCAGTCAATAATATGAATCGATTTCTAATCTCTTTAAAATTAAAATTATAAATAAAGATAGTTATCAAAAGTTACCAAGTTGTACGGAGTTGTTTAAATGGCACTATTAGTTCCCAATATTGGAGAAATTGAATCACTAAGGTATTTGATTGCTCAGAATAATCATACCGCATCTTTGGCTGATCAATCTCCCAGAAACCTTGTTCTCAAACTCTTCACTAGTAACACGACTCCAGCGGAATCGGATGTTCCTTCACCAACCGCTTATTTTGAACCATATGGAGTTGGTAATACTAATGCTTATGGATATGCACCATCAACTGGTTATCCATATTGTGTAAATAATAGATCGGATCAAGCTTATACATCACAAACAGGTATTCTTCTAAACGGATCTCGTTGGAGAATTAACAATGTAGGTTCTGGAACTACTGCTACTTATCCAGAACAGACATTTACATTTACTGGAGACGCTGGTGATGTTTATGGTTATTATGTAACCCGTGCAAATAACATGCCTGTTTCAGTTCAAGGTGTTAGACACTTTGCAACTGTAGGTGTTGGAACCACAGTATCTAAAGGAGATAACACTGATCCAGTTATCGGAGTTGTTGGAAACCAATACATCACAATTGATCCAGATCAAAGTGTTGATGACTTAACTCTAGGAATGATTGTTGGCGGTAATGCTGGTGTCCAAACAGGAACTCAAGTCATTGGTATTGATAGAGCTCTAAAAGTTGTATACTTGGATAAAGCCCTTATCGATAACATTCAGGTTGCTACAGATCCAAGTGTTACCTTTAGTTTTGGTAAGATTAGTGCAGTAGGTCACCAATTAGTTGCTGGTGATGTTCTATATGTTGCATCAGGCACAGGTAATACTACTACTGCTTCTGGAACTTACACAGTATTCAGTGTTCCAAATGCAAATGAGTTCTACACTACTCCATCACTTTCTCCAACAATGAATGCAACTGTTGGACTTAATACTGCAACTCTTTATAGTTCAATCATGTATGCTGAAAGATTCACAAATGGTCCTTACAGCATTCAGAATAATGGAGACCAAATTAAGATTACCCTTAATGTTGCTCTTGACTGATTCATAAATAAATATGTAATTGAGATTTTGGGGATTGTAATGAACACAGTCCCCTTTTTTATTAGAAGATCTTTTATTGTTGTGATAGGATGAATATTTACGAGTATAATTCATCTACTATTAATGAATATTCTCAAGAAGATTTTGGTCTTTTATCAAATTCTTCTTGGGAAACGGATGATTGTGGAAACTTATACCAGGAGGTTGAATTCTGTACCGATTTGTACATGATAAATTGTACAGAAACTTTAGTGCCTTTTGGAAAATTAAAAATATTTAATAAAACAACTGAGTATCATAAAAAATCTTCAATATTTGAAAAATATTTTGATCTTAATTTCAAATCAATTATTTTTAGTGGTATAATTATTCGTTGGATTGGATTTAGTATCATTTTTCAACTTTCCAATGATTTGCAAAGAAAAGTAATACCAGATGTATCTGGGGGAGGTTATAAATGACATCCCCAGTAAATATCGGTCAACCAAATCCAGAGATATGGAGTGGAGGTGTTGAAGGAGGCCCACTTATCATTAGTTCTGGATCTGACTATTCAGAAAAAAAATTATATAACTACGATTTAAATGTATCTCCTGGATCTTCAACAGGAGTAATATCATTTTCTAATATTTCTGCAAATTATTTAATAAAGAATTATAAAAATAGCCTTTATATTTCTTTATCTAATAGTGGGACGGAAGGAGTAACATATGTTCCGACTATTAATGATAATGTAGAAGAGACCAATATAACAATAAGTGGCACAGCTGAAAGTAAATTAGTTGTTAATACTTTTAAACCTGAACTACCAGTATTAACATCGGATATTTCAGTATTTTCTACGGAAAGAGTTGGATTTTCTTATAACGAAGATTCTTCAAAATCATTTATATCTGAAGATTTTTCATCAATATCCAATCCTTCCACATCTTCTATAGATTATGGACAATTAACTGAAAGTCCTAGTCAGGGTAATGAAGATTACAGCTTTATTTTTAATGTTGATCAAATAGATCCTTTTGGTACACTTAATATTTCTGGATCGGCGTTAGTAATAGATCCACCAAATATAAAAACTTATAATACTGGAGCAAACTATAGAGTTGTATATAATCCACCAGAAAATACTGCAACTTTATTAAATATTGGTCAAAAAGAAGAATCTATTACTTATGACTATAATGAATTTTCTTTTGTACCTTTTGTCATTGAAGATTCTCAATCTATTACAAGTTCAACAACATCGATTCTAGATTATGGATTAGTTTCCGAATCTTTTTCTGGCCAAGAAGATAGTGGAAGTATTGAATTTAGTAACTTAAGTACATTTGGTTCTTTAACTTTAAGTGGATCAGCGGAAACTGAATACTTCAATCTCAATTTCTATCCAATATCTGCAGAATATAAAGTTACCTATAGCCCAGATGATACTTCAGGTACTTTATTTGGATTTGGAGAAAAACTTGAAACTGTTACTTATGATTATAATGAGTCTTCATCCGTAATAACAATTGTTGAAGATTCTGGATCTATCACAAGTCCAGTAACTTCAACAATTGATTATGGATTAATCACAGAAATTTATTCTGGAGAAGAAGATAATGGAAGTGTAGAGTTCGGTACTCTAATTCCATTTGGATCACTAACATTAAGTGGTTCAGCTGATGTTGTCTATACAAATAAAAACTTCTCTGGATCTGCAGAATGCAAAGTTACCTATAGTCCAGATGATACTTTAGGTACTTTATTTGGATTTGGACAAAAAGTTGAGTCCTTTACTTATGATTATAATGAGTCTTCCGGTATCTCTGTTGTTACCGAAGATTCCGGATCTATTTCAAGTCCAGTAACTTCAACTATTGATTATGGATTGATTACTGAATTATATTCCGCTGAAGAAGATAGTGGAAATATACAGTTTGGTACTGTAATTCCATTTGGATCACTAACATTAAGTGGTTCGGCTGATGTTGCCTATACAAATAAAAACTTCTCTGGATCTGCAGAATGTAAAGTCACTTATAGTCCTGATGATACTTCAGGTACACTATTTGGATTTGGAGAAAAAGTTGAGTCCTTTACTTATGATTATAATGAGTCTTCAATATTATCTTATTCTTCTGAAGATTTCTTACTAGTTACTGGAATAATATCAGAAATCATTGATTATGGTTTTGCAAGTGAACCTTATGGAGAATCTATTGATTATGGATTGGATACTGGATTAGGTGAAAATCAAACAATAAATCCATTTGGAACTATTAGTATTTCTGGATCTTCTGGAAATATTCCACTTACTTATGGTAATGATAGTACAACACTATTTGTTATTTCTGGAGAACTTGTTGCTCCAAATATTGATTATACTCCATCTATTTCTGGTAGTGGAACAATTAATCTTTCTGGAATTTCCGATGTTTCCTTTATTGGTAGTGCTGTTGGTATACAAACCATTTCACTATCTGAAACAGCTTTAGAATCAAGAACTCATTCATATAATGAATCTTCAATTCTCAGTGATATTATTCCAAGCTTTGGATTTATATCTTCATCACTATCAGAAACATCTGATGATTATGGATTTGTAACTATACTTGGTGGCGAAACAGAAGATTATGGTTTAACTTCTTCTGGAATACAAACCGCATATCCATATGGACAAATAACTTTATCTGGAATTACTTTAGTTTATCCAGATGTTGATTATACTCCATCTCCAGATGGTAGTGGAACAATTAATATTAGTGGATCTGCTACTTACAGTGAAACAGATGCATTTGGTGTTGGTAGACGCCGTGGTGGAACATTCAATATCACTGGAATTTCTACTTATAGTGAAGTAGATTCTTATGTTGGTCTTGGAACTATATTCTTAGATCAACAAGCAGAAGTAGTTGCTGCTGTACTAGCCAGAACTAGATCTTATGTTGGTATTGGAAATATTATTCTTTCTGATGCCGCACTAGAATCTCGCACGGTCTTTATTCCAACTTCCGGAATCGGAACTGGATTTATTGGTGGTACAATTAATATTTTCGGTAATGCAGTTGAATCCTTTAGTGCAAATACACCAGAAGATACGCAACTCTTCACATTCTCAGGTGAACTTAATCATCCA